TCCTGCGCTTGTATTACCTACAATTAACGTTGAGTTATGTAAATCATCACTGGCATTCAAGGTTACAAAACCATTGGCGTCTACGGAGAATTTACTACTATCAAAGGCGGCTAAACCTACATTGGATGCGCTAGTTGATGCAATAGCTTGAGCCTTCTGAACCTGTACGGTCAAAGTGCTTCCAGAGCCAGAAGTTTGTACGGGAGTACTACCTGCGGCCGTTGAAGATCCAAGGATATTCCAATTGCCTGAAGAAGGAGATAAAGCTCCTCCTGTATTACCCGTTATTGTTTCTCCTATTCCGCTTCCGTTGATGGAAACAAAACCATTGGCATCAACGGGAAAGTAGGATGAATTAAAGGCAGCTAAACCGATATTGGAGGCATTAGTAGAGGCTATGGCTTGGGATATTTGTACTTGAACCGTTAACGTGCTACCTGATCCAGAAGTTTGAACCGGTGTTGTACCGGCTGCTGGTGAAGAGCCTAGAATATTCCAATTACCTGAAGTAGGTGATAAAGCTCCTCCCGTTGAACCCGTTATCGTTTCTCCTACATGGCTTCCATTGAGGGAAACGAAACCGTTGCTATCAACAGAAAAAAAGCTACTATTGAAGTGCGATACACCGTTATCCCCTATCGTTGAAGAAGCAACGGCTTGGCTTCTTTGCACTTGAATTGTATAAGTATTAGCGGCTAATGAGTTGGTACGAAGCACATTGGTCGTTGTACCTGCTGCAACCTGACCTCCCGTGATCGTTACGGTTCCTGAGCCATTTGGCACAACAGGATTAGTTCCTGGGGCTGTATTAGCATCTACCGTGAAACTAGCTACTTCTGAGGATGCAACTAGAGAAACAAAGCCATTGGCATCAACAGTAAAATAAGTAGAATTGAAAGCTGCTAAACCTACATTAGATGCATTAGTAGATGCAATGGCTTGCGATTTTTGTACCTGTACAGTTAAGGTATTGCCTGATCCTGAAGTTTGGACAGGAGTAGCACCAGATGCCGTTGAAGTGCCAAGAATATTCCAATTACCGGCAACAGGCGATAAAGCTCCTCCTACATTCCCTGTAATCGTCTCTCCTGCACCTGTTCCTGTAAAGGAAACATAGCCATTAGCATCTACACTAAACTGACTAGAATTAAACGAGGCAAATCCAGCATTGTTAGCTATAGAAGAAGCGGCTGCCGATGAATATTGCCCAACAACTGTAACAGTATTTCCCGATCCTGTAGTCTCAAGAGGAATGCTATGTGCAGAAACAACGGTTCCCAAAATCTCAAGGATATTGGCTATTGGAATAGCTGTTCCTGAATTTGTAACAAATTCTGTAGGAATCTGAGGATGACTACTTTCTACATCGACTATTCCGGCTTGTGACATGGTGCACTCCTGTTATTAATTCTTTCTATCAGCGTATAAAGGTTCTCTATCTTCTTCTCGATGACGAATATACTCTTTTCCCATATTCTAACTTCTTTCAAAACTCCTTCTTTATCTAAACAAAAAAGAGTTTCAGAAACTTCAAACTTTTCTTTTAGTCCAGTAAACTTCTCTTCTACGTCACATTTTAATCTTAATACATCACTTTTAATTATGTGAATTAAACTCTTAAACTCTCTTTGAAATTCTTGAAATGAATTTATATGACTTATTGTATTAGCCTTTATCTCTATTTCGAAGGCTTTTTTAAGCTTCTCTAAATCAATTTTACTCGCAAAAACTAAATAAAATTCATTGATTTGATTATGAAGTGATTCAATGGACTTCTTTTGCTCGCTTATTATCACTTCATTGGCGATAACTTTTTCCTTAAGAAAAGTAATTTGTTGCGTTAAAGACAAGGCCATGTGCTTTGAATCTACTTCCGATTTCTCATAAAGAGAATCAAATCTATCCATGGCAAGCTTCAAAGAATCACGAAGCTCCTGCATTTCCTTATGATGAGAGTTTATGACGGCCTTATATTCCGTCATTTGCTCTCTCAATAATGCATCCATTCTTTTATCATTATTGCAAGGATAATTAGGAAGGTTGAGCATAGACGATTTCAATGTAGACCGATCCTGAACCTGGTGCAGACACATATTTCACGTACCACTGAGTTCCATTGGCAAAGCAGAAATCATCCTGATTAACAGGCCTATGGTTTGTAGTAATATCTAAAAGTTTAAAACTTCCAGCAGGCACAATCAATTGATCAGTAACACCGTCCATGCTAAAGGTAACATCTTTATCAGTAGTATTTGTAAAACAAATAATTCTTGCCTGATAAGCCTGCGGTGCTCCTACAGCAACATAACTTCCTGTGATACTTCCAAAGGCCAATGTTCTTAACACGTCAACTTGAGCTTTATTGGTAAACATGCAAACAACCTCATTTAATTAGTTAACACAGAAGCCTGTGAATGTAATATTAGCCGTGCTGGTACTAGCACCAGTTCCGTTAGTAACAACAATGGTTGTAGATACTCCGGCCGAATTTGTTATACTTTGTATGGATAAAGCCGATCCTGTTGTTGCACCTACCATGGAAACCTGAACCAAGGTATTTACAGAAGTATTAGCAATAACAAAGGATTGAGTAGCGGCTGCCGCTATACTAACGCCACTGAAGGTAACGCTAAATACTCGACCATTGGCTGTTTGAGGAGATGCACCTGCACCAACAACAACAGGAGTTAAAACAAGACCTGATCCTGTGCCTGACAATGTTGCATTTCCGGTTGTAACGGTTAATCCAGTGGCAGCCGTTATAGTTGTCGTAGATGCTATGGAACCAGGAGCAATTAACGTTGCAGGCAATGAAATGGTAGCAACTCCCGATGTAGTTGAGACCGTTACTTGATTCGTTGTGCCTACTACTGATGTTACATCTCCGGTATTAGTAGCAAATTCAATCCAGTTGCCACCACCACCATATAAGTAGAATGCCGTTGGAGCTGTGGGAGGAGTAAAAACAAGCTGCCCAATTTCATAATTAGTTTGATTACTCGTCGGTGGATTTAAAAAGGGCAATGGAGGAGGTAATACAGGGATTAACGCTTGACCAATACCATAAACTTGAAACATTTTAGACATAAGAACTCCTATTTAGGGTTTAAAATTAAGTTTTGCTTTATAAAATTCACATAAGTCAATATACATCTTTAGAATTGAAATTCCTGTTGACTTCTTTTTCATTATAACTAATAATAACGCATTATTTTTACAAAACAGGATATATGAAATGAATTTCCTAACTGTTAAAGAATTCTCAGAACGCATGAAATTGCACCCTGCCAGTGTTAGAAGAGCAATTAAGGATGGGAAAATTTATGCTTCAAGGCCGAGTATAGGAAAAAGAGGGCCTTATAGAATTGCTGAATCAGAACTAGAAAGAATACATTTACAAGGTATTTGTGAGAGAGATAAATGAAAAAAATACAATTAGAATACGGTGACGTTGTTCAATTAAAACCTGAACATAAATTTTCTGGTATGCTCGTCGTTGTTACTGAACCGAAATCATGGGGATGCCAAGGTTATCTTATGAGTCAATGTAACTTTGAAGCCATCAGATTCCAAGGTGTATCTTATGTAAGATCTAAATTTGAAGATTTTGAATATGTGGGTAAAATGCATTGGGTCTATGAACCTAAAGTTGAGGAATCAAATGAATAAAGAAGATTTAATTATTTTCGGCGAACATGAACCTGATACTATTAAACAAATGCATGCGATTATAGATTATGAAATTTCTCCAGAACATGCTGTACTTTGTGCCGATGGGCATCTTGGTTATTCCGTTCCCGTTGGTGGCGTCATTGCTTATGAAGGAAAGATATGTGTTAATGGGGTTGGTTTTGACATTGCTTGCTTAGATGGAGAAACGGAATTCTTAAGCCCAGATGGTTGGGTAAGAATGGATGAATGGGATCATGAAAAGGTTTGTCAATATGATCCAGAACTTAATATTGCCAATTTTGTAGATGCTGAATACATTAAACAACCATGTGATGAAGATTTTTATTATTTAAAATCTAAACATGGAGTAAATCACGTTGTTAGTCCAGAACATAGATTATTACTTTACCGAGGAAATCAATTTCAAAATCATTTTGTAATGACAGCGAAAGATTTTGTTGAACAACATGACAATGCATTAACAGGATCTTCCTATAAATTTAATACCACATTCACTTTAATACGAAACACTCGATTAGATTATACCAATGAACAACTTAGAGTTATTGTTATGGTGTGTGCGGATGGTTATTTAATCAAAAGACAATCTAAAAAATGTGTAGTTAGCTTAAAAAATAATGAAAAAATTCAAAGAGCAGAAAAATTGCTTATAGAAGCAAGTATTTCTTTTTGCAAATCAACAACAAGTGGTGGATATACAAATTTCAGATTTACTCCTATTATTAGGGAAAAATCTCTCGGTGTTTTATGGAATGCTTCACCTCTTCAGTTAAAAATAATATGTGAAGAATCTCTATATTGGGATGGAAATTTAAAAAATAGAGTATTCTATACTCGTGATAAAGCATCGGCTGATTTTATTCATTATGCTTTTGCATGTTGTGGGTATAGATCTGTAATGCGTGAGGATTTTAGGGATAAAATAGATTATAGGGTTTTTGCTCAAAAAAATACAAAAACGGGTCTTAAAACTAATCCTTTGAAGGGAAGAAAATTACCTATTGAACGTTTAAAATCGAAAGATGGTTTTAAATATTGTTTTAGAGTTCCTTCTTCATTTTTTATTGTAAGAAGAGAAGGAAACATAATAATTACGGGTAATTGCGGGAATAAATCAGTTCTACTTGATTGCAACACAGAAGATATAAAGAAAAACATCTATAGGACAATGAATGAAATTCAGAAGCATATAAGCTTTGGAGTAGGTAGAAAAAATAATGAACGAGTCGACCATGACATTTTTGATGATCCTGTTTGGAATGAGCTTGATATTTTACGTGATCTTAAGTCAAAGGCTCATAGTCAGCTTGGAACCGTCGGATCTGGTAATCATTACGTGGATATTTTTATCGATGAGCTTAATCGTGTATGGATTGGTGTGCATTTTGGAAGCCGTGGGTTGGGTCACAGTATTTGTACACATTTTATAAAAGCAGCAGGAGGAAAAGATGGAGTCCACGCAGAGCCGGTCGTTCTTGATGAAAATTCAGACCTCGGACAACAATATATTAAATGCATGGAGCTCGCTGGTCGCTATGCTTACGCTGGTAGAGACTGGGTATGTAGCCGAGTCGCACAAATCTTGCGAGCGAATATTATACAAGAAATACATAATCACCATAACTTTGCATGGAAAGAACGACATTTTGGTAAAGATTTGTGGGTCGTGCGAAAAGGCGCAACACCTGCTTTCCCTGGGCAACGTGGCTTTGTCGGCGGTTCAATGGGAGATATATCTGTTATTTTGGAAGGAATTAGTTCAGAAATTGCTACCCATTCCCTCTTTTCAACAATTCACGGAGCAGGTCGTCTGCTTAGTAGAACACAAGCCAAAGGAAAACGAGACAGAAAAAGTGGAAGACAACTCACTGAAGGACTCATTAAACGAGAAGAGCATGATGCATGGATTAAACGCGTTGGAATTGAGTTACGAGGGGGAGACCTTGATGAAAGCCCTTACTGTTATCGTAGAATTGAAAAAGTCTTGAAAGATTGTAGAGAAACTGTTAAAATAGTCCATGTATTAACCCCAATTGGAGTATGCATGGCGGATGACAAACGAGATTTTGATCCTTACAAAGACTAGAGAGTTATTATCTTATATTGCTGGATTTTTTGATGGAGAAGGTAGTTTGGGTATTTATTCCTCTAGCAAAAAATTTAATGATTGCTGTTTAAGGGTACAGATAAAGCAAAATGAAAGTATAGAAGTATGTAAGATATTTAAATTTTTGTATGAAAATTACGAAGGATTTACCTCTAAAACTATCACATATTCAGGAAAAACGTGTTTAACATATTCTTCTTCTGGGAATAATGCTTGTTCTTTTTTACGGGATATTATGGAATTTTCTCTTATTAAGAAGGAACAAATTAGACTTGCTATAGAATGGCAGGAAGGGAGAAAACCACCTTTGAGAAATATTAAGGGTAGAATTTGCCCTAAACCTGAAAATGAAATTAATAGAGATATAGAATATTCCAATAAAATTAGATTGTTGAAAGACACTCCATTAGGTGAAATTTATAAACCTTTAACAGGCAATAAATCTAAGAGAGGTTGTTATAATTTAACACCTAGTAATCATATTTAGAAGGAAAACATGAATCGATTACCTGAATTCGTAGCAAGTTTGCTTGTAGCAGCCTTTATTTTCTGTGGTTATACCTACTGGAAAGGAAGAAAGATTGAGATTATAGAAGATGAAGAAAACATATGGCAATTAAGAAAGCCACCAAGTTAAGGATTAATTATGATTATTTTAGCATTTACTTTTTTTATATCTATTGTATTTTTCTTATCTATGTTTTGTTATATATTTAATGTATTTGATTAACTAATCATTTTTATTACTGTTTGATTAATTTTTATCTTTAGCACCTTCTTTTTCACTAAGTAAAATTTCTGATTCAACCACTTTAAAATCTTTTTCAGCAGCAGCAAAGTTTCCTGCCTTTAATTCTTTAACTGCTTTGTTAAATTTCAAACCTACTTGAGGTTTGTCAAGAATAGAATTAAGTAATCCTTTATAAGTATATTTCAAAGAATCAAAACCTGCTTTCGCTATTCCTATCTTTGGATGAATCATATATCCGAACATAGTATTAAATAGATTATCATAGCCTTTTTCCTTAGCCACTTTAAGCATTTTATATGGCACTTCAGTAGTAATCATATCAGAAACAAGTTGTTCAAATTCTTTAAATCCTTTTTCTCCTAATGATCGTTTAAATATTCTATCATAACCTGACTTATCGAAGAAATCGTGAAGTTTTTTATGATTTAATCCATCTTTAAATACACCATCTATAAATTCATCTATAACTTCAGCATCCATAATTTTTGTCCAACGCTGATTTCCTTCAGTAAAAACTTTAGATAATTCTGGTTCTTGATATTCTAGAACATTAGCTATTGATCGGTTATAATCTAATAATGCATCTCTTTTAGCCCTATTTAAAGCTTTCGATGATCCAGGTTCAAAATATTCACCCAAAGATTCATTATTTTTTCGATATTGTTCAACTAATTCTCCCATTGTAACTCTTTTAGGAACAATATCGCGCATTGACTCATTCATAAATTTAATATAATTTTTATCATATTCGCCTAAAGAAACACCTTTTATTTTTTTTGCCGCTGTATTACTAATTTCATTTTTCAAAAATTTAGAATCTAAACTTCCTGGTGAAAGATTAGCTATTTCCTGTGCTTGATTTAATAATTCTCTACTTTCTTGCTTAAATTTAGGATCATTTCGTAAATTATTAGCAGTTTCACCTATAGGACTTTCTTGAATAATTTTATCTGAAATATCTTTGAAATCAGTTTTTAATTTTTCATTGATTTTATTAAGTTTTTTAGCTGATACTTCTCTTGGTTCAGTAAGTTTCTCAAATTGTCTTTCAGTTAAACCAGAAGGTTTTTTTTCAGTTCCTAAATTAATTTTTGCTACACCTTCTGGTAACTGTTTTATAATTCCAAATGATGCCAATTCGGATATTGGTTCTGGTAATCCCGCTTCAGTTAAAAGTTCTTTAGTTGCCTCTACTCCTGCTCCTACAACTGGTTTGGGAAGCGCAGTATTTAATGGCCTTAGTGTACTATTTTCTGGAGCTAATCGTGTAGCCTCAGTAGCAAATCTCAATCCTTTTTGTCCTCTTGTTTTAGGCTCTAAAGGAATACCAGTTTTTTCTTCAATTTTACTAGCTATATTGCTTACTGTAGGAATACCACCTAAAGCTTTTTTACCAGCTTCTAAATAAGCTGCTTCATCAAATGGTATTCCTTCTCTTTCAGAAATCTTTTTAATATGCTCAATTTCTTCGGGATCATGTATTTCACCTGAAGCAAGCATTTCCCATAATCCAGCAACTAATCCTGGAGTTGTGGTAGCTGCTAGTCCCTGTGGTATTTGTGAAGCATATCTTAAAGAAGTATTTAAAAGATCTTCTTGAAATTTTTCATTATGTGACATTTGTTCAAATGGACTAGAATAAGGATTTTTTTTACCTTGTGGATTTTCCTTATATTGTTCTTTAGCCAATTCCTCAAATGGATTTACCATTTATAACCTTTCCTTCGGGCTAATTCTTCAGCTTTTTTCACATTCCTTCCAGCTTCATTAAAAATCTGTTCAATTATTTGTTTATCTTCTGGATCATTAATATTTAAAGGTACTTCTTTTTTTCTTTCTGCTGAATCAATAACTGCTTTTTGCTCTTCAAGAATTTGATTGAATAATGCTTCTAATTTAGGTTTTGCAATTTTTTCGACTTCTTTTTCAAATTGTAACACTCCTAAATCATCTCGATTTTCTAATTCTGCTGCTGCTTCTGCTCTTATCATATCTGCTTTTAAAGCATTTATTCTAGATCGTATAACGGCCTTTTTTTGTTCATCATCGAGATAAAGATCGGCTATCTTATTTTCCAATAGATCTATTTCTTTTATTCTTGTTTGTCCTTGAAATATATTTCTCAAATCTGTGAATTCTTCGACAAGTCCGGCTTTATATTCCGTTGTATCATTTGAAAGTAAACGTTTACCTAAATTTAAAGGCAAAGCTTCAGCTAAAGCTGCATATGTAGGATCATTTAAATTACCTTTTTCAATAAGATTTAATAGTCCTTGTTTATTTTGGATACCTTTTTCTGATGCTTGGGCTTTTTTAGCATATTCCGTTCTTAAAGGTAATGTTTCTTTTCTTAATTCTTTTCTTTTATCCTCTGTAGTTTTAAATCCAGTTTCTTCCGATCTTCTTCTATTTTCAATGTATTGAGCATAATCCGCAGTAGGTATTTCTGCTTGATCGAAAGCAAATTTTAATTCATCTGCGTTCATTCCTTTTGAATTTCCCAATACTTCTCCAATTTTTTTATTTATTTCTGGTGAAATAGGTTGGGCACTACGAGCACCTGAAGAAGGAGGTTTTAATAAAACACGTTCTTTTGCCGCTGCATCTTTTTGAGCCTGTATTTCTTTTTGTTGTTGAAATAATCTTTTTTCTTTTTCTAATGCAGCTTTTTGAGCTTCTTTGGCTGTTTTTTCATTTATCTCTTGCTGCTCAATTTGCATTCTCTGATTAAATATTTCCTGCCCCTTTTCACCATAAGGACTTAGAGCCGAACGAATAGCTTCTAATTTTTGAGAAGTAGGAGCACCCTCCAAGGCTTTATCATGCATTACGCTTTCAAGGCTTCTATTGGCAAAGTAGGTATTTAAGCCATTGCCTAGACCTTGGCCTAAACTCATTCCTAATTGCTCAGCCAATCGGCCTTGAGGATTGTCTGTTTTAATTACTTGAACCATTAGCTTAATCCTCCTCCAGAGCCTTTAAATAAACTACTGATACCTGTGCCTAATTGACCTAATCCCGTGCCACCCATGGGGCCTAGAAATGAGTTTCCTAAAACACCTAATGCAGGCCCTAGAAAACCTTGCGATCCTTGTTTTTGATTATAAGCAAATGGCTGATAATTCAATCCAAGCTGAGAAAGATTTTGGAATTGTCCTTGCTGTCTTCCAGCTGCTTGGCCTTGCAATTGAGAAAATAATTGTGCTAATTGAGCTTGTAAATTTGAGGAGGCTCCTCCAAGAGCTTGACCAAAGCCGCTAGAAGAAAGAGCACCATTTTTTGCAAATCTTTCTGCAATCTCTGGTATCATTTGCTCTTGAAATTGTTGTAAATATGGGGCAGAAAATTGATTAAAAGCTTCTGGGCCTTGACCTAATAAATTCTTATCATGTTGATTAGCTAAATTCTGTCCTCCATCCACTTGCATCATTTGTTGCAACATGCTTATCAGATCATGACCTCCGAATTGCTGCTGCTGTTCTGTACCAGTAGGCACTTTCTTTAATTTCTCTGGACTCCCGAAGAGCCATTCACTGAAGCTTGGCATAGTTCACCTAAGTTTTTAAGTACTCAATTACAAAGACACACCACGTCAATGCGTTACCTGAATTGTTTTGAATAACGATTGTATTTGTCGAGCTATTATATCTCACATATATCGAAGGATCATTTAGGAAATAAGATAAGCCCGATGTATCTACAGCACCGCCAAAACCTTGAACGGGATATAGATAGCCATTAATTTTCATTGGTTGCGTCGAAGTTGATAAAACTAAGGAAGTTGCACCTACTGGAATGTTGCCGCCATTTAGAGATACCAAATCAGCGGTAAGACGATAACCATTGCGATTCTGTTGAGGATTCCCAATCTGATACCATTGCTCAAAGGAAGCATTTTCTTGAAGTAAAAATAGGCCACTTTCTTTTGTATTAACGGCATTTGCTACTCTACGCAAATAAAGAAGCAGTATATTGTCAAAATCCTTATCCTCTGGATTTACATTTAATGAAATAGGCAGCTGATTTGTATTTAATGCATTGTCACTTGAGAACGTCATACTTTGTTCATAACCTAAGATAATCTGTTTATATTCATATTTACGTTCATAACTTGGTGCATAATTAACATTTTACAAACAAGAACCCACAGAGGGAAAAAGGGCACTTATTAACAATTCCACAGAAACTAAAGAAGAAGAAGTATTATATATATAATTTTCTTCTTCTTCAGTGCATAAAAATGTCATTTGATTAATTCCCTTCTATTCTTATGAATTGCAATCTTATGAGCTATATTTATCATTTCCATGGCAGCTGCTATTTCATTTCTATCTATAATCCCATGGTCTATATTGGTCATCATTCTCCGATATTGCATTTCTGCTGTATTTACTTTATCTTCAATCCAATCTATATTCTTTTGTTTCATGTAAAACCGCTTTACACTCAATTTATAAGTGAACCACCTTCACGAAACCAGCAATTCATGGCATTCAATTCCATGGGAGTTTGATGAGTAGCCAATTGATTCATTAAATTATCATCATATGTCATACCTATTCGCAAATATTGCCCAAATTGAGTGCTATAAAAGCGATACCAAGCATATTCCGATCCTGGAATGTAAGTTTGCCCATTTACTGGCGTTGTATTCCACATGCCACCGCCGGTGTAGGTTGTAAATCCAGTAGAATCAGTATTATTTAAAGTAAAATTATTTCGATCTACCACGGTAATAGTATAAATTGCTGAATTCAGTTGTGTCATACCTTGAACATTGGCAATGTATATCACGGTTCCAGTGATAAGGCTATGATTTGGGCTTGTAATTTGACACGGATTAGCTTTTGAAGCTGCTGTAATGAATCTAGAATTTTGAGAAGAATTATTTAAAGCTGAATTCACAAGAGCTTCATTTGGCGCAATAAGATTTGCTTGTTCATTTAAAAAGGAATTAACAAAAAGCTGAATTGTTATTGCCGTAATACCTGGTGAACTTAAATTTGAATCTAATTGAAAGTCTATGAAAGAAAGTTTGAATTGTTTTCCTACCCCTTGAAATGGATTAAAATCTTTTCCTACAATATTCATTTCAGGAAATAAAGTGACAAGACCCCCTCCTATATAAGTAGCGGAAGAAGAGGTGGTCAAAATTTCATAACTTTGATAAGTAAAATTCCATACACTAATATTTATATTGTTTGGATCTGGCATCGGAGGCATACCAGTTTGCGCAAT